ACACGGCTGCACTGGTTGAGCTTGGATATAACCTGCAATTGGCGCTACCTGCTGGATACAAAGTGAACATGACACTAGGGACCGCTGTATCTGCTGGCTGGATTGGCTCCGTAGAGGCTGGCTCTTACACCAAGGGGTGATGATGTACTACGAAGTTGAAATCACATCGGACGGAAAGACCGTCAAGGCTTACCAAGTTGTCGAGAACGGCATGGTTACCGGCTACGTGGACGAAAAGGGCGAACCGTACAAACCGCCCCGTATCCGTGAAGAGCGGGTGACCAGTGAAGAGCTAGATGGTCTCAACTGACATCAAGCATCTTCCCGGCGCTCCGCGTGAGCTGTGGATTCCGGGATTCAGCAACAGCACGACTACGGGGTGGCAACCCATACCCATCCCAAAAGAAGCGCAGATGCTCCAATTCACCATCATCGCTGGCGGCGGTGGCGGGGCAAGGCCTACAGCCGGAGCGGCTACGTCTGGCGGCGGCGGCGGCGGCGGCTCTAGCGTTTCTCACATCATTATTGCGGCCAGTGTGTTGCCTAACAGGCTTTGGGCTTGTATCGGGATTGGTGGGATTGGTGGAACATCAAACGGCGCCGCTGGAACTGCTGGCACTGCGTCGTATTTGTCCTGCGTACCGTCAACAAACGACGAGGATGTCGTTTTGTACGCAAACGGGGGTAACGGCGGAGCGGCTGCTGGAACTGCTGGTACGTTTGGAGCCGCGGCTGTCATCGGTTCTATGGATATGGCAACACTTGGCATTTGGCAGGCCCAAGCCGGTCAATCTGGTGGCGCTGGTGCGGCTGGTAATGGCTCTGCTGTTGCTGCGGTTGTCTCTACGTTTATCACTGGCGGCGGTGGCGGCGCTGGGTCAAACGGCGGCACTGGCGGGAATATCACCAGTGCTAGCGGTCTGTATCCAACATTAAGCGGCGGGGCGTCCGGAAATAACCCCGGAGCAAATGGTATCTACGTGAAAAGCACAGTCGGGCCGATGATTTGCCTTGGCGGGGCTGGTGGTGGTGGTATCAATGGCTCCGGCGGCTCAAACACTGGTGGAAACGGTGGCGGCTTCGGCTCCGGTGGCGGTGGCGGCGGTAATGGTTCGTCAAACAGCGGTAACGGCGGGAATGGTGCGCCCGGACTACTCATCATGAGGTGGTGGTGATAGACGTAGGCCATTTGGTAGGGCCAAGGGAGCTATGGGTTCCGGGCTGGGCTACGGACACAACAACGCAATGGCGCTGTTTGCCAATGCCTCGCGGCGCTTTGTTCGTGCAATTCACGGTTATTGCAGGCGGTGGCGGTGGTGGCAGGCCAAATTCAACCGGCGCAACCGGCGTGTCTGGCGCTGGCGGCGGATCAACAAGCGGCATAACCACTGGCGTGTTTGCCGCTTCCGTGCTTCCAAAATGTCTATATGCATCCATTGGAGCCGGAGGCGCTGGGGCTATTGCAAATAACACAAACGGTGGGGCTGGTGTAAATAGCTATTTGTCATGCTTGCCGTCAACCAGTGGGGAGAATGTTTTTTTGCTTGCTACGGGCGGTAGTGCTGGCGCGGCTGCTGGCGCTGGCGGTGGCGCTCCATCTGCGGCAGCGATCGCCAATATGGATGCTGCATCACTTGGTCAGTTTTATGCTGTTGGCGGCCAAGCTGGCGGCACTGGAGTGGCCATTGGTACGGCTGGAACCATCGCAATTGCGACTAGTTTGTTTTGTAGCGCTGGCGGCGGCGGTAGCGGATCAACTGGCGGCACTGGAGGTGGCCAGATAAGTAGTAGTGGCCTGTACCCCACAACGTCAGGCGGCGGTAGCGGCGGCGGGGCTGGAGAAAACGGATACATTGTTAATCGCCCTATGGTGTTCGTTGGTGGCGCTGGTGGCGGTGGATTTAACGGCGGCACTGGTGGGAGTGCTGGGCACGCTGGTGGCTATGGCTCAGGAGGCGGTGGCGGCGGAAACGGGACCACAGGCTCAGGCAACGGGGGTAACGGCGCTCCCGGTCTATTAATCATGCGGTGGTGGTAAATGCTAGGCTTTGACGCAATCGCATCATTACCGCTATCGAGCATTCCGGCTCAGGGCGGTAACGTCACTGTTGACGGCGATGCGGCGTCCCTTGTCTTTACAGGGCAGAGCGGGACTGTTTCGCTGTCCGTATCTGGTGACGCTGCATCGCTGGTGTTTACGGGGCAGGATGGGACTGTAACGGTAAGTGGTGGGACGCAGCCAAGCGGCGGATATCGCTGGCACGGGCACGAGACGTTTGAAGAATGGCAACGCCGCATCAGGAAAGTGGACGACGCGGCGCGAGAAGCAGAAGCGCAGGCAGAGGCAGAGCTAGACAAGTTACAGGTGCAGCGTGCCGACATGCTGCAAGCGCGTGCGGACCGTGTTGGGAAACTTACAGCAGCGCAGCAAAAACGGGCGGCATGGCTGGATATGCAAATCAGCCTTGCCATTGCAAAGATCAACGCAGCCAAACAAGCGCAGGCCGATGCGGCCCATGCTTTTGACATGGCTGTGCAACAGGACTACCAACGAAAGCGCCGTAACGCAAATGCAATCCGTGCGTTTTTGATGATGGTTTAGGCCCATACCGGGTCAAAACTCCACTTGCCGGGAGTAGTCGGCATGTAGTTTTGGAACTATGCAAAACACTGAAGCAACGGTGCCTGTAACCGAGGAACTTGTTCCTGAAGCAGAGCAGCAAGCCGAACCCGTAGCCGAAAAGGCAGCGGAAAGCCAGGAACCGGCCCCTGAGCAAAGCACTGAAGACAAGACCATCTCAAAGATGGAGCGCCGCATTTCCAAGCGGACAGCGGACTATCACCGAGAGAGGGCTAGAGCGGAGTTATTGGAACGCCAGCTAGCCGAGCTTAAAAGTGGTGGTGACTCGCAGCAGCTAGACCCGGAAAAGATCGACAGACTGATCGATGAACGGGCCAATCAGCGCGTGCGGGCTACGCTTGTGGCGGAAAAGGCGACCACGATTGAGAAAGAGCTACGCAAGAGCCTCGGGGCCGAATACGACGACTTCTATACGGATTTGTCGTCCAGCGGACCGGCAGCGCGTGAGTTGGTTGAATCAGTGCTAGACCTTGATGACGGCGCGAAGGTAATGACGCATCTGGCGTCTAACCGGGATGAGCTGTACGAGGTTCTGGAAATGTCGCCGCGTAAACAAGCAATGCACCTTGCAAGGCTTTCTGCGCGGCTGGAGTCTGAGACCAAAACTAGCAAGGTCTCAAACGCACCCAAACCCTTGTCGCCAATCGGCGCACGCACAAGCCCTGAGGGCCTTTCGGATGATCTTGACATCAACGAATGGATGCGCCGACGAAACGCCAAGGAAAAACGCCAATAACACCTTGAAAGGGTACAAAAATGGCTAATACGATCCTTACCCCGCAAATGATCACGCGGGAATCCCTGCGCGTGCTGCACCAGAAGATCAATCTGGTGGGCAACATGAACCGACAGTACGACTCTCGCTTCGGCCAGTCCGGCGCGAAAATCGGCACCTCGCTTGATGTGCGCCTCCCGGCCAAGTTCACCACCCGTACCGGGTCCACGTTCACCTCGCAAAACGTGGTTGAACGCAAGGTGAATCTGCCGGTTTCCACCATCCACGGTATCGACACCACGATTACTGATCTCGAAATGGCGCTGAGCCTGGACGATTTCCGCAATCGGATCATCGACCCTGCGATGGCCCAACTGGCTTCGCAAATCGAGTACTACACGCTGAACAACGTGTACAAATCGGTCGCGCAGTACGTGGGCACTGTGTCAAGCCAGATTGACTACAAGAAGTTCCAGCAAGCGGGTCAGGTGCTGACGCAGCAACTCGCCCCGATGGACAACAACCGCACGTTCGGGCTTAACCCGTACTCGCGTGTTGAGTTCTCGGACGCTGTGAAGGGCTTGTTCCAATCGAGCGACAACATTGAGCAGCAGTATCGCGAGGGCAAAGTGGGCCGTACCGGCGGGTTTAACGTGTTTGAAAACACGCTGATTCCGACGCACACCCCAGGCGCTCACGGCGGCACCCCGCTGTCCAACGGTGCGACCCAAGGTAACGCCGGTACTGGCAACGCATGGGTATCGACCAGTGACATCATCACCGATGGCTGGACGAACTCCACGCTGGTGTTGAATCCGGGCGACATCATCACGTTCGCTGGTGTGTACGACGTTCACCCTGAAACCAAGGTGAGCTATGGCACGCTGAAGCGTTTCGTTGTGCAGTCTGCGGTTACATCCACCGGCGGCGGTGCGGCGACCATCACGGTCTCCCCCGGCGTTATTGCTGGCGGCGCTTACCAGAACTGCTCCAACCTGATCGCGGACAATTCCGCTATCGTGACGCTGGGCACTGCCTCGACGGCTTACGGGCAAAACCTCGCGTTCCATCGCGATGCGTTTGCTTTTGTGACCGCCGATCTGGAAGTGCCGCGTGGTGTGGACATGGCTGCGCGTGAGGTGTACGAGGGCATTTCGATGCGCTTCGTGCGCTGGTTCGATGGCGATACGGGTGAATTCAAATCCCGCTTCGACATCCTGCACGGCTCCGTTGCGACTTACCCGGAGCTTGCTTGCCGGGTGGTTCACCAGTTGGCCTAAGCTGACAGGGGGCGGGGAAACTCGCCCCCTTTTTCACATGACACACAACTTCCCTAAATACCTGTACAGCGCCGATTCTGTTGTACTGGTCAAGAATGAACAGCAGTTCCAAGAGCTTAAGGGCGATTGGTACGAATCCCCGGCTGATGTGGGCAAGGTTCCACCGTCAAAGACCGATGAAGTGAAACGCGGGCCAGGTCGCCCGAAAAAGGCTGAATAATGGCAACCGCGCTGGACATCATCAAACGCGCCATGAGGCTGATAGGTGCGTACCAGATTGGCGAAACGCCTAGCGCAGACGAAGCGCAGGACGGCTTGACCGCGCTAAACGCCATGCTGTCCGGCTTTGCCAATGAGCGCATGATGTTGTACGCGGTGACCCAAGAGGACATTCCTCTGGTGGCCGGGCAAAGTGAATACACCATTGGCCCGACTGGCGACGTTGTAACGGTGCGCCCTGTGTCGATTGATGTAGGCACATACCTACAGCTAGGCGATATCAGCTATCCAGTGACTGTCTCCAATCTCCAGCAGTATGCATCTGTCCCGCAAAAGGGCATGACGGACCCGACACCTTGGCTGGTGTGGTATCGGCCTGATTACCCGGATGGGACGCTGTTTATCTACCCTGAAGCGTCGGATTCTTCCGCTGTGCTTAAGCTGGCGTCTTGGAAGCCTTTGACGGCGTTTTCTACGCTGACCAGCACGGTAAACCTTCCTCCGGGCTATGAGGACATGCTGGTTTACAACTTGGCTATCCGGCTGGCACCTGAGTACCAAATGCCGATTCCTGATGCTGTGGCGTCTGTTGCCAGAAGCACGAAAAAGCAACTAAAGAACACAAACACGGTTGTGCCTGTATTGGGTATGCCTGTTGATCTTCTCCCCTACCCCAACCGGACAAGTTACAACTACCTATGAAGCCCGTCCCGCTTTTTGGTCTTGGTGTGTCCGGCAAGTCTGTAAACGTGTCGGCGCAGCGTCGTCTAAATCTGTACTGCCAGATTGAGAAGGACCCGGAGAAAAACGTAGTGACCATGTACCCCACGCCGGGGCTTGTGTCATCTACGAACTTTGGGTCATCGCCCGTCCGTGGCATGTGGACAAAGGGCGATTACATCTATGCTGTCCACGGCGACAAACTCTATAGCGTTGACAACGCTGGGGCTTACGTACACCTTGGCACGCTGAATTCAAACAGTGGCCGGGTGGATATGTGCGACAACGGCACACAGATCATCATGGTTGATGGTGCTGATGGGTATATCTGGGACACCAGTTCTGACACGTTCGACCAGATCGTAGATGCAGACTGGCCCGGCGCCGATACTGTGACGTTCATCAACGGGTATTTTGTTGTTTCCCAGCCGGATACGGCCAAGTTTTACATATCCGCGCTGTACGATGGGCTTTCATGGGATGCCTTGGAATTTGCCTCTGCGGAATCTGACCCTGACAACTTGGTCCGGGTGTTTTCTGACAACGGGCAATTGATCTTGTTTGGCAGCAAAACAACGGAATTCTGGGGCGACTCCAGCGCGGTAGATTTCCCGTTTACCCGTGTCGGGTCATCCGCTATCGAATGGGGTATAGCTGCTAGGTGGTCGCTGACCAAGTTCGACAATTCGCTGATGTTCCTGCGTAAGAACCGGCTAGGGCAAACACAGGTTTGCAAGATGCAGGGCTATACGGCTGTTCCTGTGTCTGACGTGGAACTTGACTATGAAATCAGCCAATATGGTCAAGTTGGCAACGCTACCGCCTTCAGCTATATGAACAGCGGGCACCCGTTCTATCAAATCACGTTCCCGTCAGTCGGTAAAACGTGGCTGTACGATGGGCAAAGCGATTCGTGGTCTGAACTGCAAAGCAGCGACGGCAGACACAGGGCCGAGCTACAGACTCAGTACTTGGATCAATCGTATGTCAGCGACTACGAGAACGGGAAAATCTACACCTTTGACCAGAACGCCTACACAGACGATGGAGCGCCGATTGTGCGGGAGTTCATCTCAAGGCACCAGAATCCAGGCGTGTTGATGCGTGTTGGGCAAATCTGGCTAGAGATGGAGGGCGGAGTTGGTCTGGTATCTGGCCAGGGCGATGACCCCATGGTGATGATGCAAATCAGCCGCGATGGTGGGCACACTTGGGGGGCTGAGGTGTGGCGCTCGATAGGCGCTATTGGCAACTACGGGACAAGGGCCGTTTTTAACCGCGTTGGGCTGGCTAGGGACTGGTTATACAAGTTCCGAGTTTCAGACCCGGTAAAGACCGTTTTCGTCGGCGCATGGGGGCGGTATGGCGCTTGACCTACCCGATAACTCTGACGTTATCCAAGATTCGATCTTCTCCCGTTCGTGGTACGCATGGATTGCCCGCGTTCACGTTGTCATCTCCAGTGCCCAAGCATCCGGGGTGACGGCCAATCGCCCAACCAGCGTTTTGTGGATTGGTAGGCGTTTTTACGACACCACCCTGAACAAGCCAGTATTTGTATCGGCTGTAAAACCTACGGTGTGGAGAGATGCGGCAGGAACTATTGTCTGAAGCCTTAAAAGAGGCTTACAGGTCTATACCAGAATGGTACGGGGTTGATTTTGAGACGTTCAAATCAACCGCCAAAGATTGGGAATGCTTCCCGATTGTGTACCTTGGGAAACCAATAGGGGCTGTTTTCAGGCGGGATACGGAGCTTCACGTTTCCATCCCAAAAGGACATAATTCAATGATGAGCAGAGAGCCTTTGCGGATCATTAACGATACACTAGAGCGATATGGGAAAGTCACCACCGTAACGCACAAAAATGACTTTGAGGCCATCGCCATGATTGAGCGAAAAGGGTTTATCCTTACTGGGTCTCGCGGTGACTTCCTGAACTATACAAAGGAGTAAATCATGCCGATGGGTGCAGCAATTGCCGGTAGTGCTGTTTTAGGGGCTATGTCGTCTGCCAACGCAGCCGATGCCCAATCTGAATCAGCCGCAATGTCCACGGCGGAACAACGCCGCCAATACGACCTGACGCGACAAGACCAAGCCCCGTGGCGAGAGGCCGGGCTAGGTGGCTTAAACAAGCTGGAGTATCTGCTTGGCACCGGCGAAACAGACCTGACACGCGATCAGGTGCGACAGAATCTGTTGAGCCAATTCACAAAAACAGAAAATGCCGGAATGCCGGCAATCTGGAATGGAGTTGGTGACGATAATTTGGATTTGGCCATGGCATCGTTATCTGGGCCAAAAACGTCTGTTGATGAGGCTGGATTAAACGCCGCTATTGATGCGGAAATGGCCCGCATGGCTGAGATGAAGGCGGACCCTGATTACGGGTCGCTGCTGCGCGATTTTGGGCTGGAAGATTTCACCAAAGACCCCGGATACGATTTCCGGCTATCCGAGGGTGAGAAGGGCATCAATCGCAGCCTAGCCGCACGAGGTGGGCTGTTCTCTGGTGCCGCTGGTAAAGCACTGTCCCGGTACAACCAGGATTTCGCGTCCAATGAGTACGGGAACGCTTACAACCGCTACAACACCAATCAAGGCAACAAGTTCAACCGTCTAGCCTCATTAGCTGGAATCGGTCAATCTGCCACGAATCAGGTACAACAAGCTGGGCAGAACGCAGCCAACAACATCAGCAGCAACATGATCGGTTCTGGTAACGCGCAGGCGTCCGGAATCATGGGCATTGGCAACGCTATCAGCGGTGGGTTAAACAACTACATGCAATACAACATGATGAACAAAATGCTTGGGAACTAAGGGGACGCTATGCCTATTGATCCGTCTATCGCGCTGTCTTTCAAGCAAGGCCCCGGCCCGCTTGAAATGATGGGTAACGCGCAATCGCTTGCAAACCTTGTTGCACAGGGCGAACAGAACAAACTGAAGGTGCAGGAGTACCAAGAGGGCCGCGCCCGTGAACGCTCACTGCGTGACCTGCTGGCCGGTGGTGCCGATGAGGAAAAGCTGATGCGCGGCGGCTTCATCAAGGAAAGCATGGATTTGGGTAAATCGCGCCGCGAGGGCGAGAAAACGCAAGCCGACATTGCAAAGGCAAAATCCGAGACGCTGAAAAACGAGATTGCCGCAGCGAAGGACAGGATCCACTTTTCCGGGCAGGCTTTTGGCTACGTCAGGCAAAACCCGACGCTGCAAAACGCGCTTGGCGTCATCCAGTCTTTGGCATCAAAGCAGATGATTAGCCCGGAGGAAGCGCAGCAGTACACGGCAATGATTCAATCCAACCCAACGCCTGAAAACATCAAGGCGCTGGCGGATCGGGCTTTCCAATCCACATTAGAGACAAAGAATCAGCTTGAAAAGTTTGAAACGCGGAACCTCGGGGCTACTACTGAGACCATTGCGACCAACCCGGTTACGGGACAGACCCGCGTGGTGAGCGCTGTAAAGAACACGCAAAGCCCGGACAGTGTTGCAAGCCAGCAAACCGCCATGCGCGGGCAAAACATGGTTGACCAGCGTGCGCAGCAGCAGTTGCAAGCGGGGCAGACCGTGTATGACACTGAGCGTGGCGTGTTGGTCAACAAGGCCACGGGCGCTACGACGCCAGCCATGGCAGGCGGTAAGCCGCTTGGCGCAAAAGAAAAGCCAATGACTGACGCACAGGCCAAGGCAAATCTGTTCGGCACGCGGATGAAGGAATCACACCGTATCTTGAGCGACATGGAAGGGCTGTATTCCCCTGCCGCCGTCAACGCCAAGATGTCCGCAGCCGAAATGCCAGTTGTTGGCGGGCTGGCCGGTATGGCAGGTAATGCAATGCTGTCTGAGTACGGGCAACAAGCCGAACAGGCGCAGCGAGACTTTATCAATGCCGTGCTGCGGCGTGAATCCGGCGCGGTTATCTCGCGGCCTGAATTCTCCAATGCGCAAAAGCAGTATTTCCCGCAACCAGGGGATACCAAGGAAGTGCTGAACCAAAAGCGGCGTAACCGTGAACTGGCTATTAGCGGGCTAGAGGTTGAGGTGCCCGGTGGATTCAAGCAATCCCCGACGCTGACCAATCCGAAAGCCGGGAAGACTGGCTGGAGTGTTGTCAAATGAAATACAAAGTTCAGGGACCGGACGGCAAAACGTACACCATTGAAGGCCCGGAAGGCGCGTCTGACGAGGAAGTCATCGCACAGGCGCAAAAGCTGCTTGCACCGCAAAAGCCGGATGAGTTCGCCTTTGATCCTGAGCGTGATATGTCCATGGCCGGGCGGTTTGTCGCTGGCATGGGGCAGGGCGTATCCAAGATGGGCCGCGCCATTGGGCAAGCTGCTGGTCAATACTCTGATGAAGAACTGGCAGAGGCCAACCGTCTGGACGCGCCGCTGATGAAGTCTGGCGCCGCAAAGGCCGGGGCTTTTACTGGTGGCGTAATGGCGCTAGCCCCTACCATGATGATTCCCGGAGCCAACACCTACGCCGGGGCTGCTGGTATTGGCGCGTTAACCGGGTTGCTGACCACAGAGGGCGGATTAGAGGAACGCGGTAAAGCTGCTGGACTTGGGGCACTTGGCGGCGCTGCTGGCAAGTTTGCCGGGGACAAGATCACTGCAAAGCTGGCAGAAATGGCGCAAGCCAAAGCCGCCCAATCCGCGCTGCAACAAGGCCAGAACGCAACCAAAGACGCAACGCTACTCAATGGCCGTAATGTTGGGTATGTTGTGCCGCCTTCTCAGATTCACGGTGCTAGCACTGCGGCAAGAGTCGCAGAGGGACTTGGCGGGAAGATCAAGACCGAACAGGCCGCTTCTATCCGAAATCAGGCGGTTACCAATGACCTGGCCCGCGCAGAACTTGGCCTGCAAAAAGGCGCACCTATCACGCCGCAGACGCTTGCCAATATCCGCAAACAAGCTGGATCAGCCTACGAAACCGTAGCAAAAAGCGGGCGCGTGTATGTGGACAAGAACTATCTAAACGACGTTGCCAACCTTGGTGGGGAGTACCGCAAGGTGTTGCAAGATTTCCCCGAGCTTGCCAACAAGGAAGTCGAGGATTTGGTTACGGCGCTTTGGAAAGGTGATTTTGACGCACGATCAGCGGTGGAGTTGGTAAAGAAGTTCCGCAGTGATGGCGTGAAAAATACCGTGGCAATGGACCCGGCAAAGAACGCACTAGGCAAGGCGCAGCTTGAGGCGTCGAAGCTGATGGATGACATGCTGGACCGGCACATGATGGCACAGGGCGCACCTGATGCCGTGGCTGCGTTGAAAGACGCCAGACAGCTAATCGCCAAATCGTACACGGTTCAAAACGCGCTGAACCAGGGGACCGGGAACGTAAGGGCAAACAAACTGGCGAATCTGCTGCAAAAGGAAAAGCCGCTGTCCGGTGGATTGAAACAGGCTGCAGAGTTTGCGCAAGCCTATCCGAAGTCTATGCAGGAAATTGCCGGTGTCGCGCCTTACAGCGTGTTGGATGCCTTTGGTGCCGGTGTTGGGGCTACGGTCAACCCATGGATTACCGCTGGCGTAGCGGCAAGACCGGCTGTCCGCTCAATGGTATTGAGTAAAGCCGCGCAGTCAAGAATGAACCCTAGCTATGGCTCTAAGGGGCTTATGGATTTGCTTGATACCGGCGCGTCAAGCATCCCCGGCAACTTGATGTTGCGGACCGCCCCTATCGCGCTAGTTCCAGCGAATCAGTAGAAATCGTTTCCACTTGCTATCTGGCATCCATTCAATGAACTTCTTAAACGGATGCGCGATAGCCAGCATGACAACCAGCGCGAACGGGGCAAGCATTTGCATGAAGAATGTTTCCATGCGCGAATTCTAACCACGGATACACAAAATGTCATTCCACCTAAGCCCAATCGGTAACGACCAGCAATTTGACGCCAATGGCGACCCGCTGAACGGCGGCAAGATTTACACCTACCTTGCAGGCACTACCACGCCGGTAGCCACCTATACGGACGACACAGGGGTAACGCCGCAAGCGAATCCGATCATCCTGAACTCGCTAGGTGCGCCCGCCTCTCCAATCTGGCTAACTGGTGGGGTTACGTATAAGTTCGTCATTAAGGACGCAAATGACGTTACTTTGCGCACTATTGATGACATTTCAGGAATCAATGACTTCACTTCAAACGCTGCTGACGAATGGACGCTGTACGGATCGTCCCCCACTTACACCAGTGCAACATCATTCACATTGGTGGGTGACCAGACGCTGATTTTCCAGGTTGGGCGCAGGCTGAAAAGCGCCAACACTGGCGGCACGATCTACAGTTCAATCCTGACATCGGTCTACAGCGCACCGAATACTACAGTTACCGTTGTCAACGATTCTGGCTCACTTGATGCTGGGATGTCCGCTGTTAGCTATGCGCTGCTGAACGCTACGAATCCGTCTGTGCCGTATCAGTACGCCAAAAAGGCTGAGATACAAGCCCAGACCTACACCGCGTTTACCACTGGTGGAACGTCGTCTGCATTCACGCTGACGCCTGCACCTGCAATCACGGCCTATGCGGAGAACCAGACGTTTGACGTTGAATTTAACGCCGCTAGCACCGGAACGCCGACGCTGAATATCAGCGCGGTGGGGGCGAAGTCTCTGAAGTATCGCGATGCTCTGGGGGCGCTGGTGACGTGTGGTACGTTGATTCCCAGTGGATGGCGCAGCAAAGTGACGTATGACGGCACAGACATGATCGTGCGGGAAATGCCAACGGCTGTTATTACTGTTGGACAAGGCCGAATGACCAAAGTCGGTAGCGACCTTGTTTTTGCCCGATATCAGGGTCGCTTCCTGACCGCGAACGGGGTTGTTTACGAGATTCCCTCCGGTGGCGTGACCATTGCGCCGACAAGCAACACTGCAAATACCACGTACTACCAGTACGCCGTCATCAGTGCAGGGGCTATCAGCAGCACCGGGGAATACTCGGCTACGGGGTATACCGTTGGCTCTGATGGTGTGGCCTACAAGACCGGCGATACGAGCCGGGTGATGGTAGGCATGGCCCGCAGTGGCACCAGTGGAGGCACCTGGTCGAGCATCGCCACCGAGGTTCGGAGCTGGTTCAACCGCGGCACGCTGACGGCCGACACCGAAATCACCACCACCCTGACGGTGACGGCCGCGGCCTCCTCGACCGAGTTTGCCAACGGCGGCACGCCGGTGCGCGGCGGCCTTGTCTGCTTCGCAGACGACATGGTGCGCGCGGAGGCCAAGCTGGTCGTCGGCCACTCGTCAACATCTGTTTACACCAACGTGTCCATCGGCGTTGATGGCGGCAGTGCGCTGGTGGGCACCATGGACCCGCAAAACGATTACGACACCACCAACAACAACTATCCGCGCTACGTGTACGGGCAGGCCAATCTGTCCGAGGGCTGGCACGACGTGCGCATCTACGGCTACCAGACAAGCGGTACGTTCACCATCGCGCCGGGCAGCGGCACGGCGGGCGAGCGCCCGCGCATCACCGTCACGGTTTCGGGCGGCTGACATGTTTGCCACCCTTAACACCCGCGCCGAGGCTTGGCTGTCCAAGCTGCTGCCGCGCTACTACCTGCGCCACGCCGCAGTCGCGCTGGCAATCTCCGCCGTGGCGTTCTTTGTGCCGACGGCATGGGCACTGGCTGGTGCTGTGTTCTACCTAGGGCGGGAAATCCGTGATCGTGAAAAGCTAGGGGTGTGGGACTGGCCCGGTCTGTTATGGCCGGTCGGT